TCGGATTCAAAATCCAAGTAATTTAAAATTATTGTATTGAAAAAAGAATCTCTTTGTTCGTTAGACCATTTGTGCAACTCAAAGCTACCAGTCTGTTTCGCAATCTCTAAGTATTTTTCTTTGGATTGCTTACGAGCGTATTGCACACCAAGATTATTGGTATAAGTTTTTCTCGCTAATTTTTCTCCTTTTTCAATTCTCTCCTTTATTCTCTCTAAATGCTCCATTGAGCAACTACCATAATAAAGATCATTATGTTTGTAAAGAAACCCCTGTGCAGGGAGTCCACACTCCCCACACAACGAACTTTTCTTCATCTAAAAAGGGATTTCTTCGCTGTCTAAAGGATCAACCTCTACTGGCTTTGGCGTAGCTACATCTTCTTTGGGAAGAATAGATTCGCCTTGCTCGGCTTTACCAAAACCTTTACCAAACTGACTGTCAATTTCTGGATAGCCATTGTCATTAATTTTTACCATAGCAGTAAAATTAATTCCTTTAAGTTCCTCAGTATTTTTCAGAGCAGTTAAGCCACAAGCACTAGCTAAAGCTGACAACTCAGTTCTACCAATCTCTACCGATTTAGGAGAGTTTGGATTAGCAACTGTAAATAAACCAGATACTAATCTTCCACCAAACTTTTCACATTGAATTGAAAATGTAAGTCTAATTCCAATCCAACCGCTATCATTTCGCATCTCTTGTTCAGAAACATAGTGCATGGTATATCTACCAGGATTTATCGGTTCATCTTCTTGACCTACTTCTAAGCCACCATATTGTTCAAGATCCATTTCTTACCTCTTTATTATTTTTAGTTAAACAAACTGTGCATAAGAACAAGCCATTGGCTTTGTAAATAGCTTCTGACTCACACTCATCACAATAAATTATTTCTTCTTCCATTACTTCAACATCTCCGCACGAACAGTTTCCCAATCAAAAGGTAATGACTCAGGAAGCGCATATCTGTTCTTTGCTAAATAAGCTGGTTTTTCAACGCAGTAAATTATACGATCACCTGCGACAGCTTTTGTCGTCATATTGCCACCCTTACCTTTGACTTGAACTGTGCCAAGTTTGAAATTTGCAAAGAAACAGCAATCGCTATGTTCTAAAATTAAGTCAGATGCTTTTCTGTGCAACTTTAATTCGTGGCGATCAAATGCTTCTATTTCTGGAGATTCAAAACGCTTTATCTGATTATGTGCTATTTGCATAATCGTATAGCCTTTCTCTCTTAACTCATTTAAAAGTCTTATATACTCACGCCAATATTTAAGAACCTCAACATAACCCTTACCATAACCAGGTTGTTCTATTGATTTCCAATTATTATCTTGACAGGCCTTATCCCAAATTAAAGGCTCAAGCCAATCTAAGCTATCAACAACAAGAGTCTTATAGTCATTTTCATTATCAAGCAACGACTGTAAATTTTTTAAAACATCTTCAAAACTTGTTGCCAACGGAAAATGGTCGGCTTCAATCTTACCCATTCCATCTTCGGTAAGCACAAATATTGGTTTATTCATACTCGCTGCAAAAAAAGTTTTACCTATACCAGCACCACCATAAAGAACTATTCTTGGTGGTTTCTGTTTAGCTTTCTTTCTAATATTAGCTAGACTCATTTTCAATCTCCTTTGTTTCAATTACGGTCGCAGTTTCCGTGCCTTCTAAAGAATCTTTCAATTCATTTATCAAGCGTTGTTTATGATCTTGTGCAACTGCTAATTTATTACTTAACTCTTGCACAGTAGGCTCAATAAACTTAACCATGTTTAAAATTGCTACTTGGTCTTTGGATAAATCCGCTTCCAAGTAATCCTTGCCATCTATTGTTAAAGTTGGACTTTGTACTTCTTCAGTCATATATCTCTCCGTTAGATTTATAAGTTTCACATACTCTTTTGGCTGGACAAAATCTACATTGTTCACCAAAAACGTAATTAGGTTCATCTGCTTCACAATTATTCAAAGCAGTTCGTAATTCTGAATAACCCCAATCTACCAAGTATTCGGCAGTAGTTTCCCACGAACGAACGCTTTGTTTAGATCTCGGTTGCACTATTGTCATAATCACTTTCATATCCTCATTACCATAACGAGCTAATGCGCCTAGTGCATAAATAGACATTTGTAAATTATTCTCAGGACTGACAGGCCACTTACCTGTTTTTAAATCAACTACTTCGATTACTTCCTTATTAAAGATAATCGCATCACTTGTACCCCAACACTCAGGATTTATTTCTTCAATGCTTACCTGTTCTTCAATCAAAGGCTTGGCATTTAACTCTTTAGCTCTGCCTTCTATGTAATCAACATAAAACTTTGCACAATCAATCATATCTTGGTCGGCAATAATCTCTACATCTTCTACAGTTTCGCTTTTACCAAGCCAATAATCTTCTAGGGTGATGCCTTCTAAGTGTCCTTTCATCAACATTTCAGCCATGTTATGAACAAAAGTACCAACTAGCGCAGGTCTGCCAACAGGTTCTCTTTCTATACCTTCGGAAAGTTTTATTGAACCAGGACACGCAAACCAACGCTCTGCGCTTGAGGGAGAATACTTAGCGTGCTTAGAAGGCATACTATCTTTTATAAATTCTTTAGTCGCTACGGCTAACAAAATTACTTTTCTCCATTTTTTCCACATCTTCAAGATCGTATAAAACCTTGCCAGATATTTTGTAATAAGGGCAACCAACACCAGCTAGGCGTTGATTGGCTAATGTACGTGGACTCCTTTTCCAACGATTAGCTAGTTCTTTGGCGGTAATAAATTTCTTATCGTCATTCATAGTTTTTTCTTGTTTGTTAAATTTTCCTTCCAAGTGATATAATTAGAACATAAATTAAATGAAAGAGCAAAGAATGTGTTTTCGTGACCAACTAAAGATGGATGGTTTGTCCACTTCATTAGAGGACTCTCCGTGCATATCTGTTTGCTCTACAACTTATGGACTTAAAGATTCTTGTATCTGTGGTCGCAATCTTAAACAAATTAGTTCTTGGAACTCTTACGATACTGTTACCAAGAAAAAAATTGTTATGAACGCTATTAAAGATAAAGACTCCTTTCCTAGACAGAAACTTACTTTTTTGGCTGATGATCATAATATCTCTTTTGAAAAAGCTAAACAGATTTTCGTCATTGATAAGTTGTAGGTAAATCAATTCCTGAGAGAATTTCATCACCGATTTTCTCTATGTTTTCCTTACTCGTTTTATCTTCAATGTGCTGATAGCGTTGCATTATGGCTAAAGATTTATGGCCCATAAGTTCTCCAGTCTGCAAAGTCTGAATATTTGCTGCATTGGTAGAAATTGTGCCAAAACTATGTCTTAAATCATGCAATCTAAGGTCTTTGCAGTTACAAGCTAATTTTACGCTGTTCCAGAGCCTTTTAGGGTTTTTGATACCAAGTATCGTTTTTTTCTTTTTCTCGCCTTGTAGAGCCTGTATTACGCTCCGACTTTGAGAATTCAACCAAATTTTTCTGGTTTTGCCATCTTTATCGGTTTTATGTTCTTTTAGCTCAATATAATCGCCATGCCAGTCATCCCATGTAGCACGAGCTAGTTCTGACTTCCTTGCACCAGTAAGTATAAGTAAAAGAATAAAACTGACTGAGTGTAACAAAGAGTTATCTTCATCTAATCTTCTAAATAATTCTCTAAAGATATTGAGCTTTTCTTCTGGCGTGTAATGCCTAGTTCGTTTTACCTCTGCGTGCTTTTTGATTCTACTAGCTGGATTGGTTTCCAGGTATTCGTAATCAATCGCAATCTCAAAGACAGTCTTTAAAATAGTCAGACAACGATTGGCAGTATATTTAGATCTTAAACTGAGTTCATCAAACCAAGACTTAACATCTCCTCTGCTGATTGCATCTATTGGTAAATGACCAAAGCCAGGCTTTATGTCTTTCTCATACAAGCGCACGTACTCTTGAATGGTCTTTCTGTTGTTCATTTCCAACTGTTGTTGATATTTAGCAAAGGCATAATCTGTGGTTGGTGTTTGCTTATCATTCTTAGCCAAAGGATCAAAGCTAGTATCAAGCAACATCTTGGCTTGTAGTTCACTTGCTATTTTACGTACTGTTTGTATTGGAGTTGCAGCATTACCTATCTTTATGCTTCTTCTTTTGCCATTAAAAGTATATTTAAGATAGTAGCTGATTTGTTTCTGGCCTTTGCTATTAGTCCAGGCTACTTGTTTAATGCTTTGATTAAGTTTGTCTGAGGTTATCTTTTTCATACTACACTAGGTAAATTTCTAAGTTCCAAACAAACGCAAGGATAATGCCAAGCAATAATAAAATGATTAAGTCTTTGGGTTCTCTCATTGTTTCTCCTTTTTAGTAAAAGAATACTAAACAATGTAAAGTGATAAAGCAAGTAATTTAGTGATT